CGAGAAGCCAGAAGCGATTAGTTTATCCGGATGTGTCTCGCTAGCAATCTTGCGATAAAGTTTTTTGATTACTTTAGATTTGTCGTCGTCATCATCGTTGTCTTCAATCTCATCGGGATTAAGATAGAACTCTTCACCAGTCTGACCATCTACAAAGGTTTCTTTGTTTTTAACAAGACTTCTTTGCTCTTCTTGCTCCTCTGCTTCAGCCTCTAATCGCTTTTTACTTTCTTTCTCGGCTTCCTCTAGCAGTTGCTTTGCTTTTTCATCATTTAATTTATGAAGATGTCGCGTCCAATATTTTCTTTGACGCCGAGACATATTATTGATTCTGTCTAAAAATGCTTCGTTAAAATCAACTTTTGCCTCAAATACTAACTCTTCGTGATACTCCAAATCTGCGTGTACAAACTCGGCTTTCTTTAGCATTTTCTTGAATTTAAGTTCGGTGCGTTTAGACATAGTAATCTGCGAACCTATTTATAGTGGGAGTAAACAAATGACTGAACAAGTACAACACGTAGTAGATAGGACACTAGACAAGATAGTGTCCAGAAAGTTATTGGCTTGGGTAACTGCCACTGGACTGCTAATGTTTTCTGACCTACAATCATCTGACTGGGTTATAATCACAACTGTATATATCGGTGGTCAAACTGTTATTGACGCCGTTACAAAGTTGAAAGGATTTGGAGACCGATGAAGCTTAAATTGTTTTTGAAACAAGCTTGGCTTTGGGCTAAGAAGTTCTGGTGGGCAATCATTATTGTTCTATTGCTTACCGGCGCAGGATTGATTTCTGCTCTTATGCGCAACGGAGTGTTGTTGGCGCGAGTTATGGATCTTCTTCAAGCAAAAAGAGATCAACACGATCAAGAAATGGAAACACTCTCGCATATTCATAATACGGAAATAGATGAGAAGAACCGGCGCCTCGAACAACATCTTCAAGAGAAAGATGATATTCAAAGAAAGTTTGAAGAAGAAGCCGACAAGCTCGATAAGGCAAAAGAAGAAGAACTTAAAAAGCTTGTAGATGAAAGTTATAATAATCCAGAGAAGCTGGCTAAGGACATAGCCGACGCTTTCGGATTAGAAAATGGTTAAAAGATTATTACTTTTTTATTTGGTTCTTTGTTTATCGGTTCCAAACGTAGCATATGCCCAAGACAACACTGTTCTTTCAGTGAAGAAAGGCGATCTTGTTCCTTTTGATGGTGTCCTACTGTCTTTGGACGCTGCGGCAAAGGTCTTGAACGACAAGAGATTTACAGACGAAGAGTGCGATCTGCGTTTAGAGTATCAGCTAAACCTTCTAAAAGAAAACTATGAGCTACAACTTGATTTTAAAGATATTGAGATTACATCTTGGAAAGATAGATACGAGTCAATGATGATATTGAAGACAGCAGAGAACGATCGTCTTATGGAGTTGGTTACAAAGCAGAAGCCAAGCCAGGGCCCACTATGGGTTGCGTTAGGGTTTGGTGTTGGCACTCTTACTTCATTAGGTATCTTTGCTTTATCTACGGAGATTGTAAAACAATGAGCGATAAGCAAGATTATATCGTTAAGTTAGAAAAAGCTATTTCACAAAAGTATGGCGAGGAAGCAACACACAATCCAAGACGATTTTGGGACGAGGACAAAGAAAAAGAATATATCCAACAGTCTCAGTTAGAACAGCAGAAGTTTGCGAAGAATGCTGAATCTCAAGACAAAATAGAAGCAGACGGATTTTTAATAAACAAAAAACTACTTAATAGAGATCATAATAGGACTTGTCCTGTTTGTTCCAAATATTCTTTTCATCCTCGGGATGATTTGTATATGAATAAGTTTGAAGCTTGCTTTAAATGTTACATTCAATACATTGAAGGTGGAAGAGAAGAAAGATGGAAAAACGGATGGAGACCAAACAAGGAACAATAAGATGGCATCAGTATACGACATTGTAAAAGGAATCAGCCAAGCGGCTGCAAATGCTTATGACGGAGCGCACGACGCAACTCTAGCTGCTGACGATAAAGAGCGCAAAGCTGGGCTTAAGAGAGAAGACGGCCACTACATTCACGACCGTCGTGTGATGGATGGTTTTGGTGTCAAGTTCCACGGTCCGATTCTTCGTATTACTTACCAAGCAGAGACAAGACTTAAAGAAGTCCAAGACAAAGGCTTTGAAGGCGAGATTGAGCAGCGTCTGCAGGACATTGCTAACTTCCTAAAGAAAGAATACAAAGCCGTCACGGGTGATACACTAACCTTAACAAAAGAAGGTGAGCCACACGTTCTCGTTCAGCGCATTTCCAACTATCGCACTGATACACAGGCTCATTGTGATTATCGTATCGGCGGTTTAACTGACGTTGTTGAGGTTAACGGTGGCTCTGACGAAGAGCGCGTTGATAAAGCAGTCAGAGATTTTCTTGCACTAGGGAGAGACAAAGCCAAAAAGCCTTCAAATGTGAAGGTCTAATATGGCTGCGCTTACAAAGCAAGAGATACTAAAAGAGATTGTTAAAGCCGGCAAAGATCCGGTTTACTTTACAACAAACTACTGTCGCATCTCACACCCGCAAAAAGGTTTAATTCCTTTCAAAGCATTCGAATATCAGCAGGATCTTTTAAAAGACTTCCGCGATTATCGTTTTAATATTATTCTAAAAGCCCGACAGTTGGGCATTTCTACTATTAGTGCTGCGTATGTGGCGTGGCTGATGTTGTTTCACAAAGACAAAAACATCCTTGTTGTTGCTACCAAGCTACAAACTGCCACAAACTTGGTTAAAAAAGTTAAGTCTATCATCAAGAACCTGCCGCAATGGATGCAGATTTCTGATATTACAGTAGATAACAGAACATCCTTTGAACTTTCTAACGGTTCGCAGATTAAAGGCTCATCAACATCTGGCGATGCTGGTCGTTCCGAGGCACTTTCGCTTCTAATCATCGATGAGGCTGCTCACGTTGAGAAGTTAGAAGATCTATGGACTGCGCTTTACCCCACACTATCCACAGGTGGTCGTTGTATTGCGCTATCAACTCCCAACGGTGTAGGTAACTGGTTCCACCAAAACTGTGTTGAAGCAGAAGCAGGCTTAAATGACTTTCATATGACGACCCTTATGTGGGACGTTCATCCAGAGCGAGACAAGAAATGGTTCGAGAAAGAAACCAGAAACATGTCCAAGCGCCAGATCGCTCAGGAGTTAGAATGTAACTTCAACGTTTCTGGTGAAACTGTTATCCACCCAGATGATCTACAATGGTATTTGGAAAAAGCTTGCACACCAGAGTACCGCACTGGCTTTGATAGAAACTATTGGATCTGGAAACAATACAACCCAGAAAACCATTATTTGATTGTTGCCGACGTTGCTCGTGGCGACGGTAAAGATAACAGCGCTTTTCACATTATAGAACTTGCAAACCTTGAACAGGTAGCTGAATATGTCGGCAAACCAACACCAGACGACTTTGCAGACATTCTTTCTAATGTGGCAGCTGAATACGGCAACCCTATGTTGGTGATAGAAAACAATAATATTGGCTTTGCTGTTCTTAAAAAGTTGATCGATAAAGGGTATCCTAATCTCTACTACACAACAAAGGGTGATCACCAATATGTTGATCCTCTAACCGCACAATGGCAATCAAACGTAATACCCGGTTTTACAACTTCTTCCAAAACAAGACCTTTGATCGTTGCGAAAATGGAAGAGTTTATGAGAAATAAACTAATTACGATTAACTCAAATCGTTTGCTTTCCGAAATGAAAACATTTATTTGGCATCACGGAAGACCGCAAGCAATGAGAAGTTATAACGACGATCTAACAATGTCGTTCGCTATTGGATGCTGGGTAAGAGACACCGTGATTGTAGAAAGTCAAAAGAACGTAGAGTACAGCAAATCTTTCTTGTCTGCTATCAGCACGGCAAAAACATCTATTTCTACAACGATCCCTGGTATGCAGGGGCACAAGATGACGAAAGAAACCGAGCGTGTTGAAAAGGCGAAAGAGCTTCAATACCAATATATAGGATTACTAAAAGGCTAGGATAGAAAATGGCTAAGAACAAGAACAACCCAAGAAATCCGGCATCGCCGTTATTCAAAAGACTAACCAGACTTCTATCTGGCCCAGTTGTAAACTATCGTACACAAGTTGCGAGACAAGAAAGAAGAGCAGATCTAGATAAGTATCGTTATCGTTTCCGTTCTATGTCTGGTCAGGAGTTCAAGAGACACGATTCTAACATGTCTCAGAACTACAACCTTTACACATCAGCCGCATTCCGTAACCAAAACAGAGCAGAGCGTTACATTGACTTTGAGCAAATGGAATACATGCCCGAGATTGCTACAGCGTTAGACATCTATGCCGATGAGATGACGACATCAAACGAGTATGATCGTCTTCTAAACATTGATTGTCTTAACCACGAAATCAAGACTATCCTTGAGTCTTTATTCTACGACGTTCTAAACATTGAGTTTAACTGCTTTGGTTGGGCGCGTTCAATGTGTAAGTATGGCGACTTCTTCCTTTATATGGACATCGATGAGAAGCTAGGTATTACATCTCTTATTGGTATGCCTAACAACGAAGTAGAGCGCCTTGAAGGTCAGGACCAAACAAACCCTAACTATGTTCAGTATCAGTGGAACGGTGCTGGTATGACCTTTGAGAACTGGCAGGTTGCGCACTTTCGCATTTTAGGCAACGATCGTTATTCACCATACGGTACATCCGTTCTAGACCCAGCCCGCCGCATTTGGCGACAGCTAACACTTCTAGAAGATGCGATGATTGCTTATCGCGTTGTTCGTGCGCCAGAGCGCCGAGTATTCAAGATTGACGTAGGCAACATTCCGCCACAAGATATTCCACAGTATATGGAAAAAGTCAAGTCGGAAATGAAGCGCAACTCTCTTGTAAATGCTACAACAGGTCGTGTGGATCTTCGCTACAATCCCCTATCACTTGAAGAGGATTACTTTATTCCGATGCGCGGCGGCACAGGCTCGGACATCACTTCACTCCAGGGTGCCAAGTCTCTTAACGATATTGATGATGTAAAGTATATGCGAGACAAGTTATTCGCAGCGATCAAGATCCCACAGTCTTATCTAACCAACCTTGAAGGCGGGACAGAAGATAAGACTACCCTAGCACAGAAGGATATTCGTTTCGCAAGAACTATTCACAGACTTCAAAGATCATTGGTTTCCGAGTTGGAGAAGATGGCGATAGTTCATCTTTACACATTAGGTTTCAGAGGTCAAGATCTTTTAGGTTTCAAGATTACATTAAATAACCCTTCACGTCTTGCGGAGCTACAGCAGCTTGAAT